ATGACCAACGAAGAATTTGAAAAGAAATGGGCAGAGAATCGCAAAGAGGTTCTTGCCAACAACGAAGAGTATCAGCGTATTTCCCAGAGCTATAAAGGTTCGGGCTGGATTGACTATGTCATCTTAATAGCAGGTTTTGTCATCTGCGAGAACTATACAAAGACTATTGTCAACAGTATCGTACTCCAATATCTCCTTGCCCTTGTTGGCATGATCTTGATATGGTTGGGCTATCGCCTTATCAAGAGTCTCTTCAACAGCAAGCAAACCTTAGGAGAACTCGAAGAAAAGATAAAGCAACAATACAAAGATTCTATTAGTGATTAAACCACATACATGGTATGATTACCTCCAATAAGGTGGTTTTATAAAGGGGAATAAACTACATGGCAAATGTAATTAGGTGCGATGTCCACCTGTCGTTTACAAACAAGTTATTCCCATGTCATTGATTTGTTTGTAAACTATTTTCATACAGTTCAAAGCCAACACATGCTCTTTTGGCTTCTAAAAGACGCCCAATTGACTTGCAATAGGTGCCCTTTTGAGGTCTTACTAACGCCCTTTTGAAGTCCAATTAAGCACCTTTTACTTTACTACTTTATAACTAATTGATTTCCTTATGGTTACAAAACCACTTCGTATAGGTATTTTTACCGTTAGTTATAGATGTTTTCACTGAAATTATGTAATGATTTTTCAAGCTCTCGCCTACAGATTTTAGAAGTCTTAAATGAAAAGGTTTTCAATGTCAGAGGATGATAATAGGATAGAATGTTGACTATCTTAGCCAAGTTTTTGTTTAGTGAGTCACTTTGGTTCTTCCATTAAAGCGATACGAAAAGCGTCCACACATTTAACGGAAGAACCATGAATATGACTTATAGAGTAATCATAATTATGAATTATAGATTATAAATTCTGAATTATAATGGTAATCATAATTATGAATTAAAGATTATGAATTCTGAATTATAATGGTAATCATAATTATGAATTTTGAATTATGAATTATGAATTACCCTCACTCTTTTTCTCCTTTGCAGGTGGCAAAATAAGGTTCAAGATAACGCCCACCATAGCTGAAAGACCAATACCACTAATAGAGAAGCTACCCTTCTGCAGCACAGCACCACCAATACCCATCGTCAATGTGACAGAGATAATAATGATATTACGTGTGCGGTTGAAGTCTACCTTATGCTGAATGAGATTCTGAATACCTACAGATGCGATTGTACCAAAGAGCAATAACATGATACCTCCTAAGACAGCAGAAGGAATACTCTGCAGAAGCGCACTCAATTTTCCGATTACTGAGAAGACAATAGCAGTTGCAGCAGCAATACGGATTACCTGAGGATGAGTCACCTTTGTAATACTCATCGCACCAGTCACCTCACTATAAGTTGTCACTGGAGGACCTCCAAAGAAGCAAGCTGCCAAACAAGCCAAGCCATCACCCAACATGGTACGATGCAAACCCGGTGACTTCGTAAAGTCTTTTTCCGCTACAGCACTTACCACATAGACATCACCGACATGCTCAATCACAGGAGCTATCGCCACAGGAATCATATAAAGGAATGGTTCCCATGCAAACTGTGGCAGCTGGAAATGCGCTAATGCAGGTGGAAGAGCGAACCAAGGCGCTGCCTCTACACCTGAGAAGTCAACAATACCCATAAGAGCAGCTACGCTATAGCCCACTGCAATACCGCAAATAACAGGTACTAACTTCATCAAGCCACGACCCATAGAGAGGACTGTCACAGCCGTTCCCAATGAGATAAAGGCTATAAGCCAGTTTGTTTTTGCCATGTCTACCGCTGCCTTTGACAGAGAAAGACCAATCAAAATGATTACCGGACCGATAACAACTGGTGGGAAAAGCTTATCCAATAGTTTCTTTCCTTGCCACTTAATCAGTGCTGACATCACGAAGTAAACAAGTGCAACACCTGCTATTCCTGCCAACGTTCCTGGCATACCCCACTGCTTTGATGCAGAGATAATAGGAGCAATGAAGGCAAAGGAAGAGCCCAAAAAAATAGGAACCTTACCTTTCGTAACCAAATGAAAGATAAATGTTCCTAAACCTGCTGTGAATAACGCTGTTGCTGGGTCAAGTCCCACGAGCAAAGGGACGAGAACAGTAGCACCGAAAGCAACAAAGAGGAATTGCACTCCCACTATTGTCTTTCGCATCGGCGATAGTTGTAAATTACTCATGTATAGAATGATTTTTATTAGTATTTGTCAGAGATGTATTGCTACGCATTCAATTTGCAAAATTATAAAAAATGTATGTCATTGTGGTTGAAATAAGAGAAAAAATGACTTTTAAGTAGAAAAAGAGTTCCTTTATGTATGATAGCGCGATTCTTTTTATATCTTTGAGTCATCTTTTCTAAATCTAAACAGATAAATCGCTATGACAAGAAAACTTCTATACGTCCCTATCCTACTTTTATTAGTTTGTTGCACACAATCTAAAAAAGCTCTACATATACTTGAAAATACAGCTAAGGAGGCAACTACAAGTTCACAGCTGACACTTGAAGATACTGCTAAAAAAGCCAAATTAGATTACGTTCTGTCTGAAGAGGAGACAAAGTTCGTCTCAAGTTCAAATATGTTCAGTCTGAAGTTGTTTCAACTATTAGCCAACAAGAACAGCAAGGAGAGTATAGTTTTATCGCCCATGGCTGTCGTTTATTCATTAGACATGATTAACAACGGTGCAAACGGAAAGACACAAGAAGTCATTTCGAAAGCACTTGGCTATACGGCTGATGACCTTGATGCCATTAACTCGCTTAACAGAACAATGCTGATTGGTCAGAGAAAGGAGGAGACGAACGTAAATAATGAGTCGATGGGATATATGATTACTGCCAACTTCCTAATGCTACATGAGCAAACAAAGCTATTACCCGATTTTCAAGAAGCATTAGAACACTATTATTTTACTAAAGTTTCCCACCCTAATAAATAGATAGAAAAATAACAGTTTGTCGAATTTTCTTTGTAAATTAGTAATCGCCAAACAACTGATTTTAAAGATAAAACAACAAACTGTTATGGAAGCAAAAATAGAGAAAATAAGTGAGTTTCTTTGATTATACGCAATTCATTGAATATCAACACATTTTACATTTATTGCTTGCACATATTCTAAAGGTGGTTATTATTGATGTATACGGCAAAGATAGTATAATAGATTGAAAAAAGCAAATAGTTAACATTCCTTCACATAATAACAATACCAACCCTTACAAGCATACACACGAATTAATTAACGTGTGTTATCTGCTTGTTGTCCTCCTCCTTGACACTCTTAAAGTAAAATAGAAAAAGAAGGAAAAACAAAATACTAATAAATACTGCTCGTTCCATGACTTCAAAAAATTGCTGCTTGTGGAAGGAAAACTGGGTGGGGGGTTTGACGACCTCCCCCCCTTCAAAAAAACACCCTCCCCCCCCTACCTTCAATCAAAAGAAAAAATAAAAATAAATATTCATAACTACCTAATAATCAATCACTTCTGTTAAACAAGCGAAGGTAACAATCAATAACATTGACCATTACCTTCTTAAGATTAACAGAAAGATTATATAACTACTTCATTATCAGATAGTTACGTGCTTCTCTAACTAATATATCTAATTCATGAATTAATCTGTCTGGACTTGGAATTGTTCTTTTTGAATCAAAAGCGATTGAAATACGTCCAACAATAATTCCGTCAACATCCTTGATTGACTTGCATGCAATATAACTTGAATTGCATATATCCATATTCTGTTTATATTTATAATCAATTTTTTTCACATCTTCTTGATTACCAAGGAAATATGAATGTGTATTGATATATTGTGGTAGACGATAAAGTCCCATCATTTGTTGCTGGAAGTGTTCAGCAATTAATTCAACATTAGCATCTTCATCCACAACTTCCTTCACAACAGATGACTTACTAAATGGTGCGCCTCCAAGACATGCTTGTCCATTATGATATGCAAACAGCAATATTCTTGATGCATTCAATTTCATTCTTGACTTTTGCATTTCACAATCAAGATTTAAACTTATCATTCCAAGTTCTTGAATTTGATTCTTCTTCTTTTGTTTATCCTTTTCTTTTTTTTTAGATTTAATTTTTTCAATAATAAAATTTGATAAAAGAAAAATCATGACACCGCTTGAAATGAATACCAATACATTACCTTTAATTACTTCCGTCATCCATATTGATTTGCCGTAATAAATCAAAATTAATATTGCAGCAGCAACAGATACATTCTTGATGATGTCTGAATATGTTAATTTCTTTATTACATTAATCCAATTTGATAATGATTCAAGAATAGTTTTTAAATTATTGATTATCAATGATTTCATAAATAAAATGTGTTTTTCACTAATATAAATATTAAATTACTTGACAAATGGATAATTTTGAATCAAACCACCTTGTACTATAATTGATTTACCTTCTTCATTACAATATCCAACTAAATTACCATTTTTGACTTTAATCAGAACCATTCCTGAATTTTCACGGTCAATTCGACCATTTACAAAATGACTAACTGCAATACCATATACCTTTGTATCTTCATTTGCATCAATTGGTGTCATATCGTTAAAGATATTGTTCATGTTCTCATCCGTGTAATATCCATCAGGGATTTGATTGCGGAACATCTCAGCATCATATACCTTCCCATCATCCTCCGCATGACTGCCAAGTGCACCAGTGGTGTGATGTCTTGGTGCATTGTATCTAAAGTAATCTGTACCTTTGGTTGTTTTTGGGTAAATTGATATTAATGATTTACCAGTAATATTGACAAGTTTCATCTTGGTCCAATACGCTGCCTTATAGTCACTTACCAATTCACGAAGTCCCGTATATCCCAAATCATATTTTGGTTTTTCATTTGCATCCAAGAAAATGAAATGTGGAATACCATTCTCATCCTTACTAACTGTTATGAATTTTTTGCCATTCTCATCGACAAAATTAGTACGATTGGCAATCAAATTTATCTCATTCAAATCAATATCAATTCCGACCTTTTTTAGATTTCCATTGACTTGATTAATTATAGCCAATGTAATTTGATTTGCCTGCTGATTTATGATTGATTGAAGATTGGTATTTGTAACGTAGTTATCTGTTATATTGGTATTTATCTGATTTACCTTTGATTCAATTTGGTCATTCTTGACATTAATTGACGCAATTGAATTGGTATTTGTTTCAATCTTACCAGTTAATTCATTTATTTTATTCTGATTACCTTGCGCCATTAATTTGACTGAATCTGTCACTTCAATTAACGCATTATGATTAATTGTTACAGGTACGACCAATGTGTCAATGGTGCTATAACCTTTCAGTAATTTAATTGTAATACTGGCAGGCATATATGATTTGTCATCAATTTTGATAATTTGTTTGAATTTCCATAATCCAAGATTATTTGGTTTTGAATTTAAATTTGGAATATTTGTGCCATTAACACTTAATTCAACATTATATCCTGCAGCATCAGTTGGTGTTGTAACATTACCCTTGGAATATTTCTTTACATATCCATTAGTAATGATATTCAAATTTCTGTCCAAATCATAAATGTTTTTTGTGAAAGAAATTGTCAATTTTATTAAATCTCCATCCTCGCCCTTCTCTCCAGTTGCGTTTATACCTGAATCTTTGTAAACTTTATTCACTTTGTCCCAAATCATCCAATGTCCATTGCCTCCGATATATGGAGGTTCATTCTCATTCTTTTCTTTCAATACTTCCTCCAGTGATTTTCCACCTTGGACTTTGAAGTTTCCAATAAATGAATTTAATTTTTTTGATAGGACATTTAATCTAAATGGTTTCAACTCATACCGATTAATACCTTCGTATTGACTAATTGAAGGTGCAAGTAATTCTGAATCAAGGAATTGCGAATTATAAGCAGATATGATTATGGCTGATTGCCTTGATGTATCTGTAGTATTTCCAAGTTGACATATTTCATCCTCCGCTTGTGGTATTGCATTTGAATTTACATCGCAATCGCTATTACTCAATGTTATCCAGTGATAATATTTGCCATCTTCTTCAATAGGTGTATTTGACACATTTATTACCTTGCGCCAATAGTAACGATTATTTACGTTAAATTCTGAATCATTGGCAGCGTTAAATGTTTGCATCACAACTAAATCATTGACAGCGAACATGTTACCAACTTTTGATACAGAATCGGAAGCATGAAAGAAACACTTGTAATCTTCATTTACTTTTTCAATTTTAAATATCTTGGCATTGGCAGCGGTTACAATTGTCTGTCCTCTACTTGATTTAATTTGGTCAATCATAAGTTGGAAGAAATGTGCTGTAACACTTACATTGATGTTATTAAATGTTGCGTCATTACCAGTTAACACGCTGGTTGCCAATGATTTAAATTCGCCCTCCGTTCCGATTACAAAGTCAGATGTAATATTATTAAAAACACCTTTTTTTGAGTTTATTATATCAGTTGTTACATTTTTTGATATAATAGAATCCGTTGTAACTTCCTGAATATTAGCACTATGTGATGTAATGGTGTTTGCAGTCAATTCACCGATATTACCAGTATTAGCAGCAATATTCCCACAAGTCACTGATTCTGAGGCAGTTATATTTTTAACATCTTTAATATCACCTTTGATATCTTGCGTTCCGTCAAATATTTGTCCAAAAATATAATGTGGTGATAATGTAGTAGATGAGTTGACTACAGTATTGTTGCCAACTCCTCCACCTTGATTATTATTTTTTTTCTTCTTGGAATAACTTTCAATTTTAATCATATCCGTCAATCTTTATAATTCTTTGAGTGTCAAAGTATTAGAATCGTCCATGCAATTATAACGTATCTTCATTATATGCATGTCTTTATTCAATGCTTTTATTTTATAAATATTTCTGAAATCAAAATCATCTGAATCTAACAGCGATACTTCATATATCAATTTAGGTTGTGAATATTCATTGTAATAACTATTAATGTAATGTTCCTCCGCCTTGGCTGATTCATTGGTAACAGAATTATATATTGATGTAAGTGGCAATGATGTCTTCATATTAATTACAGCATTCAAGTTAATGACTTGGTCAATATTCTTTGCAAGTGCTTCATCTGCAGTTAATTGTGTAATGAATTTAAATGAAATATCATCTTTTTTATTTACAAATTTTTCTGTTTCAGCACTTTGATAAATTAAATCACTATCACCTTTAATTGTTGATTTGCCGTTATCAGATGCAATTTTGCATTCAAAATTCTTTATAAATATATTCTGAACATGAGGCAAAAGTGGCACTTCTCCATTTTGGAATTTTCTTCTTCTGAACCAAGTGCGGTGTCTATAATAAACTTGTTGGTAAAGTGACCCATTGAAAGGACCAAGAATTTTGAAACTTACTTTTCCAACCAGATTATCATCTTTAATTATTGGAATTGCCGTTCCTTCTTCATCAACATTCATCGTATAATCAATATTATTTTGCAAGTCAAAATCTTGTCCGATTATTTTATCTCCAATTTTAGGGTTAATTCCAAGTGACATTGTATGTGTCCATGTCGTTTTTCCATCGTGCCAACCATCATCTATGTATTCATTATCTTCATACTTTAATTCATCAAGATTGATTGTAACATTGTAATGTTTTAAATATTTCATTCCACCCTTCTTTATTTCTGATTTAGTTAACCATGCATAAATGGTGTCATCCTTGGCGGTATTGAATGAATTATATTTGACTTCGACACAATACTTGTCACCAATTTTCAATTCACATTCAAGAATTGGGAATTTTGATATTGTATCTATTTCCTTATTTTTTCCTTCAATTCTAACTTGCTTAAATTCAAACGAATGCAGTGCTTTCTCCTTCGTCCATGGCGTTATTGATTGGTCGTTTTTGATATAATCATTTTTTCCAATTTCATCTGATGTAAATTTACTGGTGTACCATTTACGGGTATAATAGCGACCGTCACCATTCTTGTCGGACGGAACTGTTGAATATTTAACAACTTCATATTGTCTTATCTTCTCATACATACCAGCCCTTATGTTAGGGTGTATTCCATGGTGCAATTTAGGGTAATTCAATGTTTTCTTATCAATTGATTCACGCACAATTGGTTGTAAATTAATTTTACCCGAAAATACAAGGTAAATTGTTGTGACATCATCAACTGGACTAAATACAGCACCGCTTGATTTACCCACGTATTCAATCATGTTTGCATGTGCTTTCAAATCTGATACAGAAGGGAATGATTCAGTTGGGTTGTCTTTTTCATTTCCATTTACACTGATAATCAAGTAGTTAGACATGTCAATCTTATTAATGACACTGTTGTCAGTCGCTTTTGAACCTTTTTCGATACATCCCATTGACATCAAGCAAGGTGTTAATGGGTTATCATACAGATACTTTGCAACCTTCCATTGATTAATATATTGGTTATTTTCTTTTTCATAAATTGATGTAAGTGGCTGATTGTTAGGAAGTTTCAACACCCAATTCTTTGATTCCATTACCTGCATATACCAATCTGTTTCGTTATACGCATCATACGTTGTCGATTCACCCCTAACTCCAGCCATGAACGCATCCCATGCACTATTGCCTTCACCTGCAGATGAATATTCAGTCATATATAACTGCTTTGATTTATACAATGAATATATTGATGAATCATCCAATGGCGATTCAATTATGGTGTCTTGCTTCTTTAATTCATCTGTCAGAATTAGTTGATTAAACACATCAGCAATTGAAATATTGCCGTCATCGCTTGAATACATATCTTCTGTAAGTGTCTGACTTAAAGGTGTTTCCGTCTTTTCTTCACTTGATAATAAGTCATACCATTTTGTGTTTTTCTTCTTCAAATTGTCCCAGTCAAAAATGTAATAGTCACACCCAATCTGCATAATATGTAGGTTGAGATATTGGAGAATTTCCTTCAATATATCCTCATCTGACATCACATCATCACAATCATCACCGATTAAATATGATTCACTAATACCTATTTTTTTGAACACATCCTTAACTGACTGATTGTCAATACCTTTTGAACCGTCATACCATATATGTGTCTTCTTATTTTTGATTTTATCTAAATTCAATAAATCTTTGAAGATTGAAGAAATCAATATATCTTGGAATGATATGGTATTAGCATTTATTTTGAAATTATCATATTTTGCTTTCGTTGTGATTCCTTTATACTTGTAATTTTCCAACGTTGATAACGCATCCACGCAATTTATTGTAAATGAATCATATACGCTTGCGAATGGCTGAGTGAATGTTGCTGGCTCGATGAAACCAAAAAAGAAAGGTGCATTATTCTTGTATATTGATACGCTGATACTTCTTGCATTATTGCCAAACAGCAAATGTCCCACGTAACTGTCTGATACTAAGTTAATTGTTGCGGATGTCTTTATGATTGTATCAAAGGTATCATTGATATTCGTTTCAACTGACAAGGCATCAGAAGCGAAGAATAACCCTTCTTCGCCTATGACCTTTATATCTTTTGATGCATCACCATCGGTTATAACTATTTGATAATCAACGTTCTTTATTGATTTAAAATTACCGCTAATATACATATATCTTTCCTTTCTCTCTTTATCTTATTCCTGTATTAATGCCTGATTTTCCTTTTATTTTGGAAAAATTCGACATCGCCAAATATAAATCGCTTCCCTTCACTCTTACTGTTGAAGTTACCGCACCACCGCCAACATTGCCTGAATCTAATATGTTGAATAAATGAGATTGTTGATTTTTATTCAACACCATTTCACCGACATTTGCACGGACAAGACCCATGTCACCGCTTGGTGTTCCATTGCCTCCAATGATACCACCATTTGCATATCCCTTGATTGTGGAAATTGTAGTTGCAAGTGTTGCAAGTCCAGCCACCGCAAATGATATCCACGCAATCGGACCCATCGTGGCTGCCTCCGCTGATGCTGTTGCGAATGATACTACCAACTGTCCAATCGCTGTCAAAATTGCTGCTGCTTTTGCACCGTCACCATCTTGCGCTATTGCTGCAAGTCCTTGACCCATTACTTGAAGTCCAGCACCTGCAGCCATTCCACCTTTCTCAAGTCCAGATAATTCTTTTCCAAATGACTCAACTTGTACTTTTGGGTCGTTTAAGATTTTTAAAATATTTTCAAAATTCTTTAAAACCGTTTTGAAATTACCATAATCTTGAGATTGGAAGGAATCAAGCGAAGATTTAAATTCATCAACCTTTTTACTTGTTTCTTCTAACTTCTTGACATCTTTTAAGGTTTCGTTTAATTTGGCACCAAGGCGGTCAAGTGCTTTTTCCTCAGCCGTGAAATCCAACGCAAGACCCTTCTTTTCATTCATCGCTTTTTCCAAGTCATCCATTTGTGACTTGATTGCCTGAATTTTGTCGGTTAACTTGCTTTTCTCATCATTTCTATCATCCTGATTATCAATGATTTGTTCAGATTTTGTTTTCTGTCCATAATTATCAGAATTTAATGCCTTGGCACTTGCTTCATTTGCCTTCTTGATTGCTTCTTCTCTTTTCTTGATTGCATCTTCTGCAGATTTACTTGCATCATCTTCTGCCTTCTTCGCATCATTTACCTTCTTGATATATGCTTGAAGTTGTGTATTTAACTCATTACGTTTGTTCTTTAATGACGTAATTGCCTTTCCTTCAGCAGAATACACATCAATCAATGAATCGTATGCCTTGATTCTGTCCTTTAATTCATCGCTGACATTGTCATAATATCCAGTATTCTTTTTATTCTGAATTTCTTTTGAATCCTTTTCAAATTTTACTTCTGCTTCTTTAATTCTATCCGCTGATGTCTTGACTTTCTTTTCCTTCTTCGCTTTTTTCTTCTTCTTTTTCTTCTTTCCGTCATCACCACCGTCATCTTTGATTACTGGTTTTGGCGTTGATGTTACCGCTGATTGTGGTTTTTTGTCTTCTTTCTTTGAAGAATTTTTCTTCTTATCGTCAATTCCTGCTTCTTTAATCTTGCGGTCCAACACCTTATTAATCCAATTCATAGCATCTTTCAGAACTCCGATTAATGCACTGAATTTATTGATTAACCACGTAACGGGGGCGTAAAGTGCTGTAAAATAGGACTTTAGTCCACCAAACGCACCGCCTGCAGAAGTGATATAATGAACTCCCAATTTAAATGCTTTGGACAATACATTCCATGTTGCAGTAAGTGTATCAATTACATTTTTAATTACATTTAATATTGCCTTGAAGTAATCTGTCTGCGTGAATGCCTTGATGATTGCTGCAGTAAAATCAATTATAGTGCTGACAAAATTCATCACATACCCTTCGACTGTTGCAATGTAATTTCCAAACGATTCAAAAATACCTGAACCTGCAAATACTTCCGTAAACACCTGTACAACAGTATCATACAGATTTCCAAGTGAATCGAATAAATTTGAAATACCGTCCTTGAGAATACCAACAGAATTACCAAACGCACCAAATGATTCGTTAACTGAATCGGAAGGATTAACCAAAGCATCAATGGCAGAAGAAAGAAATTCAAACACTTGAACCAGTCCTTGCGCTGCTTCTTTAACTATTGGCAGCAATGATGTTCCGATATTTGCCAAAGTATTGTTGGCTGCCTCGCCCAAGTTACTCATTACGCCTTCGAAGGTACTTGATGAATTAATGGCTGATTGATAAAATAAACCTCCAGCAGATGTTGCATCGGTCAGTGCCTTGTTTATATCTTCAATTTTGACTTTACCTTCACCAACCATCTTGTTGAACTTTCCAACGCTAACTCCCATTGACTCAGCGATTTGATTAACACCAAATCCAGCATTTGCCATTTGATTCAAATCTTGCTTCATCACTTTGCCAGTTGCGGACATCTGTCCGTATGCCAATGCAAGTGCATTCAAGTGGTCCTTGTTGCCCATTGCAATATCGCCAAGTTGCTTCATTACTGGCATAACTCGCTCTTGTGCGACACCATAACCCAACATTGTCGTCGCTGCCTTCGCCAGTCCTTCCGTATCGTAAGGGGTTGATTGACCATACGATTGCAATTCCTTTCTCAATGCAATACCTTTGTCCATACTTCCCAATAGGGTACCCAAATTAGTATCGAGAGTTTCCAATTCACTTGCGGACTTAACTGATGCCACGCCAATACCAGCGATTGCACCACCAATCAGTCCAATCGCACCAAGCGGTGTCGCCAACTCAGCCAATGCAGAAGTAGATACGCCAATTTTGGAGGTAAAATTATCCAACAGTCCAGTTGCATCTTTGATTCCAATATGCACCTTCTTCATATCACCGCTATTTTGTAACTTGTCCAACGCTGCCTTCGCACGATTTACGCCTGATTCTAATTGCCCCGTTTCCAAAGTTAATTCTGCGACATATCTACCATTTGCCATTTCTTCTTGTGTATTTCTTGTAATTATTTTTCAATTAATCCACAATTTTGATATTCTTCCTTGTGTTTAATTGCTTCATTTTTCATTGCTTCAATATATTCTTTTGTTAATTCAACTTTCTTGACATTCCTAACCATCTGATTATCATCATCATCCCATGGTAATGTCATTATGTCAGTTACCTTCAAGTGCTTGGTTGATTGACTTTGACATACCGCATACATGATGTTTCTTGTCCGTTCCCAATCACCTTTAACTTTTAAATGTAAATTGGACAATATTGGATATAATTCATACGGCTGCATAACATCAAGATAGTAATGAATTGATACACAGCCGTATTCAACACATAACTTAATCATTAAGTCAGTGTATGTATATTCAACTACTTCTTCGCCTTTTTTTTTGTTTCATCTCCACCAAACTGACCATTGAATGACATTGAAGAAGTCAACCAAGATTGGAAGTCAGTGATTGCAGTTGGATTTTCATCCAGCCAATCAATATAATCATCCCAATCAATTTGTTCAGGATTTGCGCTTGCTGATATTACCGAGAAGAAGTAAACGATTACATCTGTTACTGTCTCAGGTTTAAATGACTTCTTTGTCATTGCCTCATAAATGATTAATGAACGAAATGAGTTTTTCAACGTAATCTCTAAATCTTTAATTTTAATCTTCATAATGTTAATCTTTTTTTAATCTTTAATTATCTATATATAAATAGTATCAAAAATGAAAAAAGAGAAAAGATTTATTCAACCTTTTCTCTTAAATTTCGTAACTTATTAGTAATTAAACACTTGCCTGTCCATTACCCTTTGTAAGCGGACCAACACCATTGAACTTAACTGTATAAGTTGCTACAGCACCGTTATTGGCACTAAGTGACAATGATGTAATTACCGCCTTGCCACCGTACATGTTATTGTTTGATTTCCAACCAGTTGCAGGTGTTACCAATCCATCCTCATCAGGTGCCTTGATTGCAGCACCATTTGCAACAGTCGCAAATACAAGGTCAATTGGCAAGTTCTTAACCATACAATCGACAAGTTTATTATAATCATCAAGTGTAAAAAGGTCATCAGATGATGCCGTCCATGATATCTTGCCCAATCGTGATGCTGACCATCTTCCATGGTCCTTGCTTGATATATCCACTGCATCAGCAGACATTTCAACACTTAAGTTAGTAGCCATTGCGAGACAAGACCCTGATACCCAGAGTTGTACGTTTTCGCCCATTATAATTTTGCTCATTTTTATAAAATTTTATAAAGATTATTTTTGTAAATTATTTTTTATTCTTATCTTGTAGTGATTGCCTTAAATGTCAATTCTTGGCAATACATATCGTTGGTATAATATTCCGCTGTACCAGTCAAATCACACCTATAGAAGTAATCATCTTGTCTTAACTCAAATAAATTTCTGATTAACTCAGCAATTTCCAATGTTTTATCCAAATTTTTGAAAACAATTAAAAATCCAAAATTCACTTCATCCGCTACAGATAGACCCTTCACGGTTGTCGGTGTTACACTATCTTTCTGATATACAATGAAAGGTCCATCAATCTTGTCAGTATTTTTCACAATTGGGTAAATCTCATCGCCAACGATTGATTGTATCTTTGTGCTTTCCTTTAGTATCTTGTATATCTTTGAATCAATTGATATTCCACTCATGATTTATCTTCTTAATGAATTGATTATGAACTTGTTATATGTTTTTTCCAACGCTTCTTGATAATTGTCATCAAGTGATGCTTCGACTTCACTTTTGGTTGTCTCGATTGCAGGGTTGAAAAATGGTGTTGTTTTCATCTTGCCCCTATGCCAGCCGTTCTTGGTATATCTTGATTGTGTCCCATTTTCAAACCATTTTAAACGAAAATCAGCGGATTTACCTTTACCCATAATCTCGACAACACCCCTGATATCGTTCTTGTTCTCTTTATAAAGTTTGACCATGATACCACGAATCAATCGAAGTCCCCATTGGTTTCTGTCTGAATTATATCTTGGTGTTACTCTTTTAAGGTTGTTTTTTGCTTCCTTCTGAACAATACGTAACGACTTTTTTAGTCCATTTCTCAAAGCAGTTTTCAATCTGTTTGGATTAATGTTATCCAACCAAACCCCATAACCATTTGAATACCAAGTTATTCCAGTGTTTTCCATTCTATTCAGTAATTAATTCCGTGGTTATTATCTTCTTCTGTTGGTGTTTGTCATGATTTATGGATTTGATTCTGTACTCTTTTGAATCGTATTCGATTAAATCCTTTTCCGTAACATCGACATAGTCCCAAACTTCAAATTTATATTGGTAATCCCAAACGATATCTTTGTTTTCGATGTTGCGATTACCGCTGGTATATATCACCCTTGCACGTGTATAACGCAAATGTACATATTTGTGTTCCTTTTGTCCACTTTGATTTGTAACCGTTGTTCGTCGTTTGATTGATATTAATTCAGTAAGTAATCCAGCACGCATCAGAATTTTCCTCCATTTATTTGATTAACTTCAAGGGTCGTTGTGTTACCGTCTTGTGTAACTTCCACTGATTCAGTACCTTGCAGTGTCTTATTATTTAAGTCATCAACTTTTGTCTTCAAATCAGAAACATTACCATGCATTTCGTAATATGAATTTTGTAAAGAAGTAACATCTGATTTGGCAATAATCAAATCTGATTCAACGCTGCTTACCGTACCAATTACGCTTGATAACTCACCATTTATTCGTATGATTTCATTTTCATTTATATCAATTTTTTGTTTCATACTTTCAATTGAATTTGAAATTGATGATAAATGTTCAGAATTTTCAGTTTTAATATTTTCAACTTTATCATTCAATTCTTTATTCTTCTTCATCAATTCATCAATTGAATTAATAAGTGTGTAATTGCTTGAATCAGAATGACTTGCGGAATAGTTGCGGTATAAATCAATTAGGAAAGTGTATGAATTTCCAACTTCATAATTGGCATTGAATGCAATGTGTTCACGATTAGCGTAATATGTACCAAGCAACAATAACATCGCTTGAATTAATGGTGTTGGCAATTTGCCACCATTAGCATTGGCAAGATATGCAAATGAATCATCAATATGACGTTCCACGACTGTCTCGACCACATCGCCAAGCATGGATAAATATTCATCATCCATTGTGAAGTCATTATCAAGGTTAAGATGTTCTTTTATTATTTTTAAATTTAAATGATTCATTTTCAGTATGTTATAAATTTAAAGGGTAGTGGCAATTAATGTCACCACCCTTTATTATTGTTGATTAATTTGAATTTTAATTCAAAACTACTTGGTAACTGTACCTGACAAAACTGCGCCTTCTCTTGCTAAAGCAGCATCAAAGTAAGCATTAACAGTTAAGAGTACCTCACCATATGCAGCACGTGTATAACCGTCAACTATAATTTCAGTGCCACCAAACTGACCGATATATAACTGGCTAAAGTCACCATAAAGGAAGCCATTATCAACGACAGAACTTGTTGATAGACAAGGTGTTCCATCAATTTCACCCTTATCATATACCATTGGTCCATTGGCTGATTTGGTCATCTGTCTAAATGCTGCCTTTGCCTTGTTGCTTGCTACATATACACGATTTTCACCCAAATTTTTGTCATCAACCTTTGATTCAAGTGTACATAATGCAGCGTATGTTTTACCTGCTTCTGGAGTTGCTGCAAATATACCCTTTGGTGCCTTTGGGTCAGTAATAGTTGAAGAAAGAATTGTCTTCTGTAACTTCTCACCAATTGCATTCATGATATTTTCCTTCAGGATTGCTTCTGCAGAATCACTTGACTGGATAAGGAACTGCTTACTAACTGGAAGAACAACACTAATACGCTTTGGCTTAAGCGTAACTGAACTGAAAGATGCTGTAGAATCACCAGTGTTTTGTTCTCTTTCCGACTCCCATTGTGCTTCACTGCCTGTCATTACTGGGATTTTCAAATCATTCTTCAAACCAGTCATGAATCGTGCACCTGCCTTGGCGAGTACAAGATTATCACGGAGTGGCGCAAGAATATCGTTAACATCAACACCTACTGTTGCACCAACTGAGTCGGTAACACTAATTGCACGTGTTTCTGAAGGAATAACCAAAGCACCTTCAGCGGTCAGACCTGCGTTTCTCATTTCCTCTTTACCTGCTGCGCTAACTGCTGCTGTCACTTCATCAAGTGGCTTGTTGTTTGCCATCTGATTGATGGCACGAATAAGTTTAAATTCTTTGTTCATATTAATATTAATATTTCGATTATCTTTATTAGTTTTTCCTTTATCTTCTTCCTCAACCTCCTCAGAATCAGTTACTTCCTTGGTTTCATCTTCATCTTCCTTGGTGTCGTCTGTCTCAGGGGTATCAGTTTCCTCTTTAGTTTCAGCAACTTCCTTTACATCTTCCGTATCTTCCTTGTTGGAATCATCTTCTGTATCAGGTGTTTCAGTTTCATCATCTTTCTTTTCTTCCTCAACTTTCTCATTTTCAGATACTTCCGTATCTTTATCTTCATCAACAAGTGATTTTAATTGAAAAGTAAGTGCGTCAACCATTAGTTGCTCATCATCAGTCAATTCACGTCCTTCATTCTTGGCGGTATTGACTATCTCGTTGATTTTTTCTTTCAATTTGTCTTTCATATTTATAAATATTTCTTTTTAAGAAAAAATAACACTTTTCTTATTATAATTTATTAATTTCTTGCAAAAAATCATCATATTTTTTTGTCAATTCTTCTTTTTTTCGTTTTTCTTCCTCAATAAATTTGTCAAAACTTCTGCAACTACATGTTGCCGTTGAATATGCTGGCTGATATACTGGACTGACATCATATAATTTATCAATCTTCTTTATATACCTTTTTATTTTACCAGTTTTTGTATTTTTCTTCCATTCTTGGCAAGTATCATCATCGACTGGTAATGAGAATGCAAAAGATGAACTGTCAATTATACCACTTCTAATGTAAGATAGTACGGTATCACCTAATTCATTATCCAAGACATCAAAATCATACTTAAGACCTTGATTATCAATGGTTAACTTCAAATTGCCAACACCATATTTGCATCGTGCCAATACCTTCTCAGTGTCATGATTGAGTAAAGCAAAAATGTCACTTCTCTTTATTGTGTCATTGTCGATTGCTGAAGGTAAAATAACTTCATAAAAACCCATGTAATTTGATTCTTCATTGAATCTGATAGCGTACCCACTTACATGTCTGTCTTCATGTTTGACTTCTGATGCTACATTTCTTATTTCTTTTTCTGCTTCCATATTCTTATGTTAATTTTTTTCTTCATTATTAGAATTAACTTCATTATCTGACTTGGCTGCATCAGCAATTGTATTTTGTGACACGTCTGTAAATGCCATTGTCAATTTGTCACCACCTTCTAACTCACTTAATCCCAACTCCTTGCGTACTTCATTCACTGTCATAATGCCACTTGATACAAGGGTTGAATAATAACTTGCTTCCGTCTGCTTGGTAGTTTTGAGAAGATAGTTAACGTCAAATTCAATTTTGATATTCTTTTCTTGATTCAACTTCAATTTAAATTCCTCCTCTATCATTGCAATATAAGGCATCAAGGTGTGTATCAAGAAATCAGATTGCACCATTTCCAAAGTAGTGTACGAATTACCATCTTTTTGACCAAGCAAAATTGGATTGATACCAAAGAACCTTGCAATATCTGCAACGTTAAAGTTACGTGTTTGCAGCATTTGTGTCTCCTCCGCATTTAAGGATAACTTTTGAAACTCCATATTTCCCTGCAAAACAGCGATTGATGTGTTGGAATTGGTAAATGATTCATTCCAATTCCTCAAAATTTGTTCCCTTTGTTCCTTGTTCAAATTGCTGTTAACCTTCAGAATACCAGACACATTACCGCCCTTCCCATAGAAGTCGCTTGCGCTGTTCTCGACATTTGATGCCAAATCCAAACTACGCTTTGCAAATGTCAGAACTGAAATACCATTAATTCCGTCATAACTATTCTTGCGTAAATGAATCATATTTGATGGAGAAATTGGAACTGGTGATATATGGCTGCATGTATAGTTAAGTGTACCATTATACTTGTCATAATTTATCACAACATCACTTGAATCAACGAATTGTAAATTAATTGGTGTTCCGTCTGTTGCTCTCTCTATATATGCAAAGCCATTTCCACGAACCAACACTGATTGTATTAACTGCTTGATTAGTAAGTATTTAGACATCTGTTTGCTGTCATTATCAAAAAGTAAATTGAGATAATGATTATTCAAATAGTTATTCTTCCCTTTTGAATTTATCCGTTTGATTTGAATTGGCAACATTGCAATTCCATCAGATATTAATTCAATACTTCGATAAGCAGCAGACAAATTCATTGCGCCAAATGATGCATAAATACCTCCATAATTTAGTGACATTGGAGGAACATACTCACTTATATTTCTGTTTTCTTTGTTTTCATAACCAAAGAAATTCTTTATATTTGTTAACATAATTAAAATTGATATATCATTTATAAATAGTTGATAGGCAGTGATTTATTCAAATTTTGACACTGATATTTCATTATCGTAATGCACTTCTTGGAGATATCCACCAAGTGCCATTATCATCGCAATCACACCATCAATCTTCTGCATTGGTGTATTCTTTACAATTTTAACATTGTCGTTCCAATCCATTTTTGGAACGGAATTTTCAAAACAAAATAATGTAATAGGATTTTTGTCAATAATAACTTTGCCTGACAATATTAATCGCTGTAACTCCTTTGTCGGTCGATTCATGCTTCCAATTGATTGCGAATAAGGACACATTGGCATTCCGTTCTCCGTGCATTTTATTACGAAATCTCTACTATTCCAATCATCATAACTTATTTTGTTGATTAGCAAGGTGTTCTGTAACTTTTTAATGTCATTGAAAACATAATTATAATCAGTAACATTACCGCTGGTAACAGTCAAATACCCTCCTTTGTGCCATTCTCGGTAAAGTTGTGAATTAACATTATCCTTCAAACATGACTCAGGCAGATAGTAATATGTCTTGTAAATATATTTATCATCAATTTGAATCATAATTGATAATGCAGTCAAGTCAGATACTGCAGCCAAGTCAAATGAAAGATAAGCGAACATACCCTTATATTGTTGTAAATCAACCACTTGCATTAAATTCGCTACATTTTGCAAAGGAATCCAAGTGCTGCTTGATGAAACCCACTGGTTGAATAACTTTGTTCTGATTGAAACTTCTTGGATTGGATTGTTTTCACATTTTTTTATTTGTTGTGTCAAAAATTCTTCATTTATACTAATACCCAAATTTGGATTTGCTTTTATCCAATTTTTATCATCTTTATAATCATCATCATCATCAAGTGTATAGATTGCGGTAAATAGTGAATCATCTTCTTTAATGCCATTTAACACATCAATTCCTGTTTGTTCTAATTCCTTGTAAAATCCGTTTAATTGAAATCCACGTGTCGAGCAGGAACATATAAGTGGTTGTAATCTTGAACCTTGCGATGTTTCCAACACGTCCCATAACTCACTTGATGGTGCTGCGCCCGTCTCATCCTCAACAGCAAATGAAACATTTAATCCATCCAATCTTGATGCATCACTTGATACAATTTTCAGCGTTGAATCGGTGATTGGAAAATTTATTGAATCTCTATAAAATTGAAAATACTTTCCTTTCTTGTCAAGTTTCTTGAGATAATTAGAACACATTTTGAACAAGATACTTGCTTGTGCTGATGAGTTTGCACAAGCGACAACCTCCGCACTTGCTTCGCCATCACCAATTAGGTGATAAAGTGCCATTGCAGCAATTAGTGAGGATTTGCCGTTTTTTCTTCCGATACTCAGAATGAATGTACGAATTACACGCAAGTTATTTTTCTTCCACTTGAATCCGTAAATTGTAGCGATAATCCATTTTTGCCAATTTTCTAACTTGAAATTTTGCCCTGCAAATTGCCCCTTAAAGTGCTGTAGTTTTTCAATGAAATTGATTACCTTTAATACGGCATCAACATCAAAGTATCTATCTTCTAAATTTAACCAGTTGATGAATCTTTGACATGCCAGACGGATATATGTACACGTAACCACCTGACCATCAATAACATCGAATGGATAGGTGGTTATTTCGTTCTTTATTCTTTCAATTATTTTTTCTTTTTCCGTCTTCATTTTCTTTCAAAATTAATTAGCCAAGCAGTGTTTTGATTGCATCTTCTTCGTCACTATCTACCATTTTATCTTTTAATTTGTTTTCACTTAACGGACTGATTGTCAATGAATTAACTAACTTCTGTACCTGTATTGAAGCATCGTTCATGACCTTAATCATTGGAGATGGGACCATGCCATACTTTGACGGTTGCAACATGCCATTTTCGTCAATGTATTTCTTCGCTTGCAAGAAGATTTCATAATTAACGGCAAGCATCTGTATCAGTCCTTTCCAATTCTCTTTAATTACTCCAAATTTATCCGTTAAATAGTCCTCAACACCTTTGATATATGCTTGTGTGTTTTCGCTAAATTGCTCTGTATTAGTCATTTATGTTATTTTTTTGTCGTATTATTTCCCATTTAAAACCTTTGTAGATGTCTTTCTTTGCAGGTCCGTATTTTCCATTTGCTGCTGTCATTATTGACTGCTTCTTGTAACCTAATGCATTGATTTCCAACCAATTACTATATACCGCAAGGCACAAACCATTAAGGAATAATTGCTTGATGACGTATCTATACTTTGGTTGTTTTGGCTTTCTCTTTGGTAATATTTCAATGTTATTTTGTAAATTCTTTTCATTCGACTTGTAAGCATAACGCAAATTATCCAAGCAATTGTTCAATCTGTCACCATCCTTGTGTATCACCATAAGGTCCTGATTGTCAGCAGGTTTATCCAAAAAAGCATCAGCGACAAGCGTATGACAGCACATCAATTTATTCTTGCCTTGACTATCATACAACATAAATTGCAAATATCCAGTACACTTATTTATTGTTCCCTTCAGTTCCTTTCCCTTCTTGATGTATTCACATCCGCCCTTACCTTTTCTTCTGAAGGACTTGCTTCTGACTTGTCCCATATTACTCACTTCATATCTATCTGAGAAGTTGGGAACGTCTTTCCATATTATTTCATTTTTCATATTATCTTTCTGTTTCTTCTTATATATATAAATATTAGCAAAATTGAAAAAATAATCAATAAATGATAATTTTTTAATAAAAAAATAAGGTACTGATGTTCAAGTCAGTACCTTACAAAAAATAAAATTATATATTGAAACTAAATAATGAAAAAAACTTACTTGTTTTTCAACTTCTTCAATTCTTCCTCCAGTGTCTTGATTCGAGTTACTAATGATTGCAATGATATCATTGGCGGATATTTTATATTTCCATTATCTTCTTTTACAACATCTTCTTGAATTAAAATCTCACCTAAATCATTGATACTGAGTGCATTATGACGAACAAATCTACCATCATTATCTTGACGTCCGTTACCAACGGTAAACAAATAAGAATTGGAAACATCATTAGCGATACCGAAGGCGGAAGATATTTGTCCATTTCCTTCCAAGTATTGTCCTGCATATATACCGTTATTGCCATTAATGTCATTATTATAACCAATTATGACGTTATATGAACCATTTGCTTTATTTTTATTACCCTGCAAAATTGAATAACTACCTTCGGTATGATTATTTATGCCAAATATTACATTACATATGCCGTTACCTATATTTGAGTTACCAAATACATGATTATTTATGCCAAATATTACATTACATATGCCGTTACCTATATTTGAGTTACCAACTACATAATTATTCGCACCACTTGCATAATTTGCTTTTCCAAATGCACAAAGATTAGAGCCACTTAAATGATTATTTGTGCCAAAATTGAAATTACAAGAACCACCTTCATTTGATTTTATCAGCATAAATTTTGGGCCGTCTCTAAAGTCAAATTCTTTGCTAACTTCGATGTCTAATATATTTCCATTATTTTCAAAACTATATGACACTAAGTCACTTATATGATTACCTTCTTCATCAACTATAATTGCACCATCATAATATCCTTCACACTCTGGCTGCGTTGTATCTCTAATTAATTTTAGATGCTTGCCATTGATTAATATCGGTGATATTTGCGTCTTATTATATCCAAAAGCAAATGATAATTCTGAATCATTATGCATGTTAAGTCCATGGGTAAATGTAAATGCTTTATTTGAATGATTACCTTCACTTACAATTGCATTATTTATTCCTTGTTCTAATTTGAACGGTTGTTTTTTATTTGAATTTGAATTACCACCGCCACCGCCATTTGGTGTTATCTTAATTATCTGATTATCAGTGTTTTTTAAGCAAATAAATTCTTTATCTTTATGACAATTAACCGCCAACTCTCCCAACTCAAGTGACTCAGGCAATTTATCCTCCTCCTCGGAATGCAGCAGTATTATTTTCTGATTTCTGTACATTTTATTGATGTGTTTTTTGTAATATTATTCTAATATAAATATCAAAACCCTTCCTCAATTGAGGAAGGGAAAAGTAAAAAATTTAATAATAATTAATAATAAATTCACTAATTTATATTGAAATATGGCTATTCTTTAACTAACTTGTAGTACAATGTATCTTTCTTCTGCAATAGTGGATTATTCTTCTGCCACTGCTTTACATAGTTACTTTGTCGTTCAATTCTTATTAATTCCTTTATATGGTCATTTGTGTAACTAATTCGTACACAAGTAATTATCTGACATATTGGAATTATAATCAGCGCAAGCATGATTAGCAATTGCGCAATGACATCTGACATGCTTTTCTTCATTCTTTCTGTTTCTTCTTTATATATAAATATTAGATTAATTTAAAAAATAATCAATATTTAATAATTATTTTATCTAATTTAGAAAAATTCTAAATAAGATTAGAAGGGTACCTCAACCACGGCTTCTTGTTTTCTTTTCTCCAGTTCTTCCTTCAGTTTACTCATTGGTATGTCTTCATTCTCTATATCACTTGAGAAGATGTTATCCAACGCTGCCTCCGTGCTTGTAAAGTCGTCATTTTCTCTTTCAAATCTTGCTGTATTTGTTATTGCATGATATGCATTTTCTTCTGTATTTTTATGCACTTCAACAACTTCTTTTTCTGTATTTTTATTCACTTTTGCAAGTATTTCTGCAACTTTATCCACATTTTCTTTTGACTCACTTGGAGTGTTGTTTTCTTCTTTCTTTACTTCTTTATCAATTTGACTTGATACCTTACTTGGAGAATACAATTTATCCTCCATTGTGAATGTCTCCTTGTTAACCTTGAATCGTGTTGCAATCTGCATGATATCCAATCCTTTATCTTTCCAAACTGCAATCTCTTTATCTATTTCCTCCATTGAGTTAAATTGCTTCTTGCCATCAATCCATCCTTCACTTGAATCAGCGCAAGGAACAAAACTACCCATCACATCACGTGTTATATTCTTCTTACTGCTTGACTTACTATCAACTTCATTTACGAATGCTTGCCATTCTTCATCAGTCATTTTCTTTGCTTCTGTTGGTTTATTTTCGCCTTGAGGTACAATTACACCAGTTGATGTGTTATGTGCCGTCAAATCGCTTCTAAATGCCTTTGGTGACGATTCCGTATCTTTCTTTATATCTTTAGATGACAACTTGACTTCACAATTAACGAATGTTGGAATACTTCTTTTTTCAATTTTTGTTTCTTTTTCTTCAATTTTCTTTTCAATCACATCAGTTGGAATGCAATCAATCGTGTCTGATGCCATTTCCTTCGCTTCTGCTGCATTATCTTCTTCAATTGGTGTAATTATATTACTTGAATCAATTGAAGACGTTACAGCGCAATTCTGAACCTTGAGTGATTTAATTTCTTCCTCGATTGATGTTATTCTTTCTTCAATTGAGATTAATTTACTTATAATCACCTCCAAGGCATCCTGACTTGGAGTGATGTTTTCTTTATTATTTTCTTTCATATTATTTTCAATTTTAATTTTATTATTATTTCCAACCTTCTCTATTAACTGACTTACCTTGAAGTTCAATTCTTCAATTTCTTTTTCTTTTTTATTATTTTTTTCTTTTACAATTAATAAATTATTATTTATATTATTTAAAATATTTATTATATTATATATATTATTTTTATCTATATCTTTATCTTCTTCTATATCTTTATCTATATCTGTACTGAAGTTTTCAAGATTATCACTGAAGTTTATTACTGAAGTTTTTAATAAATTATTACTGAAGTTTTCTGTTCTCAACTCTCTAACTACTTGATTATCAACACTTTTATTACTGAAGTTATCACTGAAGTTTTTTTCATTGAATTTATAGAGTGAAGCACTGCCACGTTTTCCGCTAATTCTTGATATAATTCCAATCTCATTGAAGTAATTTAAAGATGTAATTAATGCACGTTCACTGATTCCAATTAATTTACAAAGATATAAGTTTTCAACAAAAAAATAACCATCTTTATCTTTTGTCTCAATGCCATTTATATACAGTAATGTGGCAAGTATCATTTTTCTCTTATTGGTCAATTTAATGTCTTGATATCCATTATCTTCCAAGATTTCATTTGCAAATTCCAAAGTCATTTCGTCAAGTGCGAATCTGTTTCTTTCAAATTTATTCATTTCAATATACTTTTTTTACTTTTATTATTTTAATGGCAACCACATTTAAGGTTGCCCTCTATATAAATAAGTAGTTTATTAATTTAAAAAGTCAAGGAAAACTTGAAGTTTTTAACAAATATTTTGTAATTTAACATATATTTATACTAAATCTAAAGAAGAAATGGCAAATGTTGATAAATTAATCCCTCATATCCTCAAGTGGGAGGGCGGAAATAAATTTACAAATGACCCCCTTGATAGAGGAGGCGCAACCAAGTACGGAATTACTCTAAATACCTTACAATCAGTTAAATATGACATTAATCATGACGGCAAAGTGAATGTAAACGACGTTAAATCACTTCAACTGGATGATTTCAAACACATCCTTAAATCTCAATACTGGGATAGATGGAAAGCGGATGACATTGCCAATCAATCACTTGCAAACTTATTGGTTGATTGGCTATGGGGTAGCGGTAAATACGCAATTACTATTCCTCAATCGCTTCTTGGTGTGCCTGCTGATGGAATAGTTGGGATGAAGACGATAAACGCCCTGAATGGCATGAATCAGTATAATATATATAATAAGGTGTGGGAGGCAAGAAAGCAGTTCTATTATAATATTGTAAAGAACAATCCAAGTCAAAGTAAATGGCTGCGTGGTTGGCTAAATCGACTAAATGACCTAAAATTTAGTGAATAGTAAGTGATTGAGAATGAGATACTTTTATCTTTTTCTCAATTTTTTTATTAATAATTTAATACTTTTTTCAACTTTCATGATATTTATTTATAAGAAATAAATTAAAAAATATGATACAAAAAAAACACAATCTGACTAATACACTTCAATCGCTTGATTATCAAATAAATAACCTTGATTTAGATGGTATTATAAGCGGTACAATTGCACACTATATATCACCCACAATTAAGATGGGTGGGTTTAGCAACTCAAATAATCGTATGTATGTGCGTAATGAATCTAAAGCACTGAATACTATACAGATAGATATTAATAGCAATAATCCAAGTGTGTGGACGATTGACCAACATGTGCTTAATGTAAGCGTGTCTGACAGCACCAATTACAGCAGGCGGATAAATCCACATGAATCATTTGGCGATGGCTTCAAACGGACTGTAAATCAGCAATATAGCCGTAAATTTCCTTACTCAACCGCTGTACTGATGATTGCAATGGCGAAAGGTGAAGGAATTAAATTCCCAAACATAAATTGGAATGCTAATGTATCAAATGGACTGTCTGTAATTGACTTCATCATGTCTGCTGATTCTTCGCTTGGTAATTGGTCAAATGCCTCATACAGTGGCAATTGCGTTAATTGGTGTAATGACTTCCTCCTTCCATTAAGTCAAAGTGGAAGTACCACAACATCAATGATGCAAGCATTAATGTCCATTAATCAAGCGGAGGCAAAGAATAGAGAAAGGAGGGTGAAGGATTATCTCAATTGGAGATTTGATTGCTATAACGGCAAGAATATCAACGTTTTAGACGACTTGGATATTAGGCAAATATATGATTTTTTTGCCAAAATCTTACAAATGGAAAGTCCGCTAACAGAATCAGTGTACCACTTCAATACCTATGAAGGTAATCGTGAATCAAGGACTGTAAGATGTGCCAATGATGTCAATATAAGCGAATATGACACACATGCATTTGTGTATGGAGCAAATCGTAATTATAACTTTAGCGGTACCAAATTTAATCGCAAACACACTGATTCACAACTAATTATATAAATATATAAGATTAACAAAATGGCTTGGATAAATAAACCACAACGAAAGATAAAGGACAATTCTGAAAGAAAGAAGTTGAGAATGAAACTGTATAATGATGCATATTATAGGTCAGTCCGTGACCAGTATATGATGAGTCATCCACTATGTGAGGATTGTATGAATATGCAAATTGAGAATGAAGACGGAACGACCAAAGAGAAAATAACGGCTGCTGTTGACCTGCATCACATCAATTCGCCATTTGCATACGGACTGAATGAGAATGAAAGGTATGCAAGATTGATTGATGAATCAAATTTCATTGCACTTTGTAAGTTTCACCATTCACAACGTCATGCACCAAAAGGACAAAAGAATGAGTGGAGAAAATTTTTCTAAATATCTGAAAATTAGGCCACTACAAAATTTGCAGGATTCAAATTTTATTTGTATCTTTGCATTGTGAATGAGAAAAACCAAAGTTTGCCAATTTTTATTTGACACTTTTGAACTTTTGACTTTTTGAAGAAAAAAAATAAAAAAAATATCTCAAAAATGAGAACTTTTGCAATTTTCGAGATATTTATATATAAAGAGATTATTAAAATTATTATTATAAAAAAAAAGGTAATACAATTATGATGAATTTAGAATTTAAAAACGAAAATGTAAAGAATGCAGTAATTAACATCACAAACGACATTCTTAAATTAAATTTAGCAGAAACAAAAACTTATATCAGAATTGGTGATGATGATGAGTTGATTTTGGATGAAAACTTTACACTTGACCGTCATGATGGGATTATGGCTGATGAAGCAAAGCAATATTTGATTGTATATTTGACTGATATCCGTATCTATGATGATGTAATTCATTCAGAAATGGATAATGATATTAATTATTATCGCAATCTTGATAATGGAGGAGAGCCATACGGTGATGACTTTATGGAATCACCAGAATTTCAAGAAGATTATAAATCTACTGAAGAATATTTGATTGATGAACAAGCAGTTCCAACAGTACTTGATGCAATCAATGGCGCAATAGAACTTTATAATTATAATAAACAATTTGAAAATTCATAGTTGTATTTATAATAATTATTTAATTTATTTCTCAAGGAACTGATAAATTTCAGTTCCTTTTTTTATGTTCTTTTGTTAATTAATTCAAAACGTTTCAATTTGTAATACCTTGATAAATTTACATAAATCATTATCTATCAATTAGTTACGTTAATTTATAGCCGTCTACATAATAGTATGGGTGATATCGGCTACAGGGTGTATTTGTTGGAATGTGGGTAATGAGAAAGAAAAAGGGAAACTAACCAAATACGGCTGTTTCCCCCTTTGCCTTCATCCACTCTACAAATGACAATAATGGGCTAACTTTCCTATGTTTATAATCAATCGTTCAAAATCATTTAATGCTGATATACTGCCTTGTGGGGCTTTCTCATTGTATACCTTATAAGTTAGTATAAAGTCGTTAATATCATGCTTTATCAAGTCAAGCAAGAAACATAACTTCTTGTAGTTCATGTTGTTAGCACCTTCAAAGCCCCATACTTGTAAAATTTCCCTTGTCTTGGCTTCTGCTGCTGCTTTGCGCTTTTTATCTGCCTTCCTTTCTAATTGGTTAAAAAAGTCATCTTTCAACACATTATAATCATTTAACTTCTTGGTATAAAGTAGTTTATCATCGTCCGACAAGTCGTTATAATAGTCCAAATCTTTATCTTTTGCCACGGCTGGGGCTGCTGCTGGCTGTACTGCTTGCACGGCTGTTGTGTTGCTTGCTGCTTGTGCTGGTGTGTTGCCTGCTGGCTGTAATTGCAATGAATTTATAATATCCGTGTCCGTGGGGTGTCCGTATACTTTTTCAATCATTAATGCACTATCCCCAATCATTTTACCGACTTGTTCGTATGTATAACCTTCTCTTAACTTGATAGTTACAAACGTATGACGGGCAAAATGACTGCTAATAACTTTATTTAACGGCTTGCCACTTGGTACTTTTCTTGTCAATTTGGCACGTGTAAAAAACTTCTTTAAGTAATATGCTAATGATGTATCTTTTTCATTTTTTACTTCATTCTCTTTGTTGGCTCTTATTGCTTGCAATAATTCCATAACTTCCTTTGTTTCAGCGATATATGATGTTGTGTTACGCTTGATTGTTGTTAAGATGATTGTATTATAGGGTGTTCCTTCTTGTACCTTATAATCTCCTTTTATTAATTTCAAAGTGTCACTAATTCGCTGACCTGTAGCAAGTTGCAACAAAAATATATCCTTGTAATATTGTTCTTTATTGTTCTTTACTTCTATTGCCTTGAATGCTTCTATTTCCTCCGCTAATAATTCGCATTTCTTTTCTTCCTTCACCTGCTTTACATTCACGAATGTAACGGGGGTTATTCCGTTCTTGGTGCCTGCTTGTGTACCTGCAATATATTTAATTATTTGCCTTATTACACTTGCCACCTTATTAACCTTGCTTGGGTTGCTATTCGATTTAAGCCACTCTACAAAAGCATTAAATGCTGACTGACTAAGTGCCTTTGCGCTATCTCTTTGATTGGTTTCTACAATCCACTGACAAAATACTTTAGTGAGTTTCTGATATTGCTTTGCAGATGTTTCTTTTATCTTTCTATCCTTGGTATAACTTGCCAATGCTTCACTTATTAACTTTGTTGCCTTGGCTGTCCGTGTCGACTTTATAAATTGGTTAGTTACGGGTGACATATCGTTATTACTGCTTTGCTGGGTTATACTTTCTTTTATTTCGTCAAAGGTACTAAAATTATTCTGATATACCAAAATACGGGCTTGTGCTATATAGGCGGTTAATTCCGCTTGTTCTTGCAACTGCTTATTAGTCAAATCAATACCTTTACTAATCATTATTGGCTGCTGCCTTTTGCTGTCCCAAAGGGTTGGTAGTATCTTTTTGCCCGTTGGTATCTTTGCTTGAATTGCTTTACCTTCGCTTGAAAGATAGTACACCACCATATATAAAGGTGTTACCGTCTTTGCTTTTGGACTTCTCAAATTGAAATTAACACTAATTAACTGACTTATTGCCATACTTTTACACACTTTTTCCCTTTGGGGACGTTCTTAATGTTGGTTATTATTCCCACATATTCAGAATGTGCATAAAATCATAAATGACTGATATAATGAATATTAGTATATATTCCGAGAAAATAAGTGAGTTATCCAAACTTTTGAGTGTTAAAACCCGAATGAGTGATGATTTATTTCATCTTTTTGGCAAGTTTGGT